AAAATATATGCACGGCTTCGGTGGCGGTGGAGCAGTTACTAAAGGAACAATCCAATTTAACAGAATGTCTACTTACGTTGAAGGTGCGGATATGATTTGGATGGGACACGTTCACGAAGACCATGAGTTAACATACACGGTTGAAAGAATAACATCTCATTTGAATGTTGAGTTAAGAGACATTTTAATGATAAGAACCGCAACTTATAAAGAAGAATATAATCAGGGCAAAGGCGGTTGGCACGTTGAACGTGGAGCATCTCCTAAGCCTACAGGTGGCAGATGGTTAGAACTGCATCCACAGAGAACCAAAAAAGAAGGACAAGAACTCGTTAAAATAAACGCTTTTACATATAAAACACTATGAGAGTAAAAGTAAACTTTGTTTTTCAAGAAGAAAACATTGATCCAATTTACAAAAAGTTGGGTTTAGAAATGGATGCAGACGCTTTTGAGATAGTAGAAGAAGGTTGGTTAAACCTAAATCACGTCATCGCAGCGTCAGAGTTTTACGAACTTACACAAGTATATTGTACAGGTGGTCACACTTTTTTAATAGATTTGCCGTTAAATGAATTTGAAGCACTATGGACGTAGTTAACAAACCTGCACACTACCAGGGCAAAGTAGAAGCTATAGATGCTATTGAATCAGCAATGACAAATGAAGCATTTAAAGGTTATGTACACGGTAACTGCATTAAGTATCTTATGCGGTATACTCGTAAAAATGGACAAGAAGATTTGCTCAAAGCACAATGGTATCTCAACAAACTTATTGAAATCAATGGCAAGAATAGAACTCTCTAACATCGACTATATCCTAAAGTGGGAAGGTGGTCTATCAAAGCACAAAGCGGACACGGCAGCACGTCACCCAGTTCCTGACGGTAGCGGATATCACACGAACAAAGGAATCACTTGGATGGTTTGGAAGGGTATTTTTGGCTCTAACAACGAGTCAATAGAATCTTTTTACAAGATGCCCAAAGACAAATGGATTCAAGTGTATCAGAGATATTGGGATGGTTTAAATTGCACTAAAATAGAATCTCAGATTATAGCTGAATTTTGGGCAGACTTTGCTTGGGGTTCAGGCATAGGCGGAGCATCACGTCAATTGCAGCGTTTTCTCAATTCTCACGGCTTTAATTTGAAAGTTGATGGTAAGATAGGGCAATTCACAATTAGTGCCTTAAATAGCCTTATTGAGCGTCGTGGTGAGAAATGGGTGTTTGAATCTTGCTACTCTTGGCGTGTTCACTTTTTACAAAGCCTGACTTCATTCAAAGACTTCGGAAAAGGTTGGATAAATAGATTACAAGACTTCTATATTTACGCACAACGTCAGTGGCAACGTTAGACGACATAGGGAAAAAGTTTAGCGACTTTAATCCTGCTGGAGACAAAGGGATTCAAGGCATACTCCAAAATTGGGGCAATGAAGTTATTTCTAAATTTCGTGCTAATCTTCAAAAAAATAAATCTCTTGCATCACGCAGACTTTACTCTGAAATAGAGCCTGATATTTCACCAACGAAAACAGGATATAGTCTACAGATTAAAATGCTTGACTATTACAAGTGGGTTGAAGACGGTAGACCACCGACAAGAACAAATACGCCATCTAATCCAACGCTACAAAAATCTATTGAGCAATGGATAATTAACAAAGGCATTCAAACACGCACATCCAAAAATCAGTCAAGAGCAGCATCGGTTAAGAGCCTTGCTTACGTTATAGCAAGAAAGATTCATCGTAAAGGTACAAAGGCAAGACCGTTCATTTCTCCTGCATTGAATGACAAGATGTTGCAGACTCTTTCTGATAGAGTAGGCAAATATATCGCAGACTCTTTGACGTCATAGTTCTGTCAATAAAGAAAAATATTTTTCTATTAAGGAAATTTATTTTATCTTTGCTGCATGGAACTACAAGAAATAATAAATCTTATTAAAGTAAAAAGAAAGCACGGACTCGTGAAGCGAGTATCCGAGCAAACAGGCGTGTCTATGCCTACCGTTAGAAAGTATCTTGACGGTGACGTTATCAATCCAAAGGCTATGTTAGTAATTAAAACTGCATTGGAGGAGGTTTCAAGATGAAAAAATTTATATTCAAACTAAAACGTATCTTTTCTAAAGAAAAAGTTAACGGCACTGCTGAAAGCCAACCAACTTACTCAGAGGGAGACCTTGTTAACCTTGTTTGGATGATTGAAAAATTAAGACATCCAAGCAACAAATGCACCATGAACGAACTTTTACAAGAAGTTAACAAACACTTTGATGGGTTAAAAGGTATAAGGGAGGTTTTAAGATGAAAGTTGAAGTAAACGTATATGTACATGACAAAGAGGTTCAAGTAGTCTTTGATGACACTTTCACTTTTACTTACGATAGAATGGAAGTAGAAGACGCAATCATTGAACACTATTTTAAGAAATTTGAAGAGGTTATTTCTAAAGACGAAGACAGCAGCCCTTACGAGGTAACTTACAGAGTAGACTTAGAACACATCAAAGAACACGAACTATATCGAATTATTCAAGAGACACTATGAAAACATCAGATAAAATAACAAACCTAACGAAGGCAATGTTTTGCTTTCAAACAAAAGTATCAGCAGTTAAGAAATCTGCTAACAACCCACATTTTAAAAGCAAGTATGCTGACCTATCGGCTATTCTTGAAGTCATTAACCCTATCATGATAGAATGCGGTCTACTGGTTACACAACATCCAAATGAGGATAGTCTTGTGACTACCGTTTATCACGCTGAGAGTGGCGAATGGATGCAGAGTGAACAAGTATTGCGAATGAAAGACTTAAACAACCCTCAGCAACAAGGCTCTGCCATTACTTACGCAAGACGCTACGCATTAGCTTCTATCTTTAATCTCAACCAAGAGGACGATGACGGAAATACTGCAACAGGCTACCAGGTCAAAGCAGTTAAAGAAGAGATGACACCTAAACACCCATTGTGGAAGAAAGCAGTTGATCACATCGCAAAAGGCGGTTCTATTTCTGACGTTACTGACAAGTATATTGTAAGTTCAGATAACATTGCTATTTTAACCGCTACTAAATGAATGATTGAAAACGGATGGAAATTACAATAACACAACAGGAAGAACTTTGGCAGGAAGCGAGATTATCTCGCTTCACTGCCTCTGAGATTCACAAGCTGATGGGAAGTTCTCGCAGCGGTGACACACTAAGCAAAACTGCTGAGACATTTGTATACGAAAAAGCAGCAGAGATTCTCACAGGTCAACGAAAAGCCATTTACGGAGATGCTCTTGAATGGGGTAAGCAATACGAACCCGATGCGTTTAACCATTTCGCAAGAATAACTTTTGATGAGTTTACCTACTACGGTGGCGAGACCTATGTTTTTATCCCATACGGAGACCATAGCGGCTATTCTCCTGACGGTTTGAGTAAAGATGCTATTCTTGAAATTAAATGCCCCTATAACTCAGCAATTCACCTTAAAAACTTTACTATCTACGATGCAGATAGTTTAAAGGCTTTGCACCCTGAGTACTATTGGCAAATGCAACTCGGAATGATTGCAGCGGATTTAGATAAAGGCTACTTTGTTAGTTACGATCCACGAATGCCACAAGGCAAACATATTCACGTTGCTGAAATAGAGCGTCATTTAGTCCAAGATGAGATAGATGAGAAGCTAAATGCTGCTGCTGAGTTGTTGAATAATGTCATCAGATTGTAAGATATTGCAAAAATAATTGCAAAAAGGAAAAATATTTTTCATATATGGTAAATGGGTTTATCTTTGCTACATGAAATACATTAAAATCACTAACGAAATGGCTAAAATGTTCAGCGAGTTGCGTGAATCATCAGTTGAACCAACCTTTATTCTTTCTTACAATGGCGTGATTACTCACGGGTGTAAGGTAATTAAAAAATCAAATGACGCAGTATTTGTTCACATTCGCAGTTTTAAAGAATGTGGCGGGTTTTGGATGCCTGTGTCTACTTATCAAACATTAAATGATGGAGTTGTTAAAGTTCGCAAAAGCGTTCCATTCAACAAAGTAAATTACACTCAAGCCTATTATCAATACTAATATGACACAACATCACTATTTTCAAATCGTATGTATTCTATTCTTTGCAATAGCCTACTTACTATGGTATCTTGCTATCAAGGTACAAGAATTTAACCAAGAGCAAAAAGAAGCTGAGCCATTTCAAGAGCAGGAAAGACCATACGTTAATCCTGCTCACTTTAACGAGGTAATGAAGCACCAGGCTAAAGTTAGAAAAACAATGTACAGAGGTAAAACTAAATTATCATGAAACACTTACTATTAAGCACAAAACAGTACAACGCAGTAATGAAAAGCCATTTACTGTATGGTAACATTGACTACGCACGTTTTAACGATCCTGATTTCGCTTTTGATGGCTCAGGTCAATTTTGGGTTATATATTTAAAAGAACCAGTAACACCTACAATGGCTTTTGATATAGCTTGGTATTCACATAATTTAGCACTATGAATAAACTAATTGAACAAAGAGTGGCATCGGTTTTACTGAACCACATGGAAGCAAGAGACAACGACAATGTTTTGCTGGTAGAGTTTTGGAAAATGGAAATGAACGACAATGGTAACTACGCTTACAAGACGTATGAGTTTTTCAATATGCTTTATCAGAGCAAAGTGACCAATGCTTCAACCATTTCAAGAATCAGACGTAAACTGCAAATGCACTACCCTCATCTCAGAGGTGAACGCTATCAGAAACGCTTAGAAGAACAAGACAAGGTTAAACAAGATTTAGGCTATGAAACTACAACTTAAAGGATTTACTCCTAAGCAATGGTCAGTTTTGATTCTGAGATATGATTTTAGAATGAGCTACAGAGAGATTTCTGAAAAAATGGGAATCTCTCTAAGCGGAGTAAAACATATAATTGATATGAAGAGATGAGATTTCGGTGGACACCAGAGAAAATTGATAAACTCAGAGAGTTATATGTTGCTACTCACATTGACGAAATTTGTCAATTCTTTGGAACAAAAAGACACGTTGTTTACTGTGCTGCTCAGCGTTACAATATAGCACGTTCAGAAGAGTATAAAAAAGCCCATTGCTACAATGTAAAGCCAAACGTACCTACTCAATTTAAAAAGGGTATGACAAGCTGGAACAAAGGTAAAAAAGGCATGCAAATAGGTGGCAAAGAAACTCAGTTTCCAAAAGGTCACAAGCCTCATAATTGGAAACCTGAAGGAACAGAAAGGATAAGCAAAGACGGTTATATTGAAATAAAGCACAATGGAAAGTATAGGGCTAAACATAGGATTATATATGAAGAGCATCACGGCATTAAATTAGATCCTTACGAAGTAGTTATATTTTTAGACCGAAATCCAAAGAACTTGCATATCTCAAATCTAAAACTAATTTCACGTCAGGAACATATGCAACGCAATCACTGGGTACATTTACCTGAAGAACTACAGGAAGTAATACATTTAAAAAAG